AACTTTAATAGATCTTAGAGAAAAGATCTTAAAATTATTTTCAAGCTTTTGAAAATCCGATGACAACTCCCCATAGACCACTACGGTCTATGGGGTTGATTGTGTCTAATTAAAGTTATAACTTGATTTGTACAATATCGGTTTCTGATATATTATTTGTTATATCTGAAGCAAATTCTAATTGTTCTTTTAATTCTGGAAATACATAGATATCAAACTGTTTATCTTTAGATTCTTTTATACCATCTAAATCTTCTTCTAATCCTTCTCCATTTCCTAAGTAAGTATAATTAAATACCCCTATCATATCTTTTCTATATACACAGAAGTTGTATGATATAACTGTTTTAATAAAATTCTTTAAAGAGTTTATATCTCCTCTTAGAGCTATATTCCCACAATCCTCAATACAAGATATATACTCTATTACATTTTCTATTTTTCTAATATTAGAATCTTTAAATACCCTACCATTTCCAAAATACAAAGCCCTATAATCTTTTATAAGAATTGTGTTAATCAGCATTTTACCAAATAAATCTATTATAGGAACCATATTATTGATTCTATCCAATCCAGTAAGTTTCTTTAAATCAAATAGTTTTATATTATCATATAATTCTTGACCATCTAATTCTAATAAAGTATCAGGTTTTTTATCCTTTGGGTCTTTAATAATTATATTTGCTGATAATTCATTGAACCTATAATAATTTGGTACAGAATAAATTCTTTTATTACTTTTGCTTTCAAAATTTTCCATTATTACCATTTCGACTTTTTTCATTATTATCTCCTCCTTACTAATATATCATCGTTATAGTATATAAGTAAAAAAAAATAAAGAGAGACTAAGCTCTCTTTATTTTAATAATTTTATTTGATCCCTCTTAGATCTATCGTACCTCCATTGTATTTATAATATGGGTTTCCATCCCAATTTGTCATGTATAACGCTGGAAATCTTGTATGCTTATTTCCAGAAAGTTTCAAGCCTTTTAAGATATAATGATATATATCGCTTTTAGACATATTTGAATCTCTCAAAACAATATTAAGATGAGATCTCTCAATTACTATACCTCTCTCATCTTTAACAACATAATCGCTTTCGTTTAATACCGTTCTAATAAACTTTCTTATCTCCCTATCAGTTCCTCTTATAGCAAATGGCACAAATCTATCTATGATATAACTATAGCAAATTATTTCATTACGTTCTCCGCCTACAATGTAACGGTGTTTCATTTTAACTATATCATTCTTTATCATATTCCTAAAGAAAGACAAAAGTTGATATTTATCATCTATAGAACGTGCTTTAATGCATTTGGTTATATCTTTAAAAACTTTTGATCGATCACCCTTTTTATTATTATTAAACAATTTAACCAATTTACAATCTTGGCTTTCTAATGATGTATAATCAATACCATTTTTGCTTAGTTTTACCCCATATGCATTTTTAATTTCCATTTTTATAATCTCCTTTTCTTAAAATAAAAAATAAAATGAAATTAAATCTAATAGACTCCCACGTCTATCTCATTATTATAGTATATAATTATAACCAATTTTAGAAAAAAAATAAAGAGAGACTAAGCTCTCTTTATTTTCTACCAGCAGTAATATGGAAGCTCAACATACTCTGTAGGTAATTGATCTTCCGTAGCAGTAAATATGTCCTCTATACCTAGCCAAGGCATAATTTTTAAATCCTCCTCTGATAGATCTCTCATAAAAGGTTTGACACCTTCTATTATTAGATCAATCAGTTTACTCCTCCCCCCTACTTCTGTTACCAGTTCTGATATATTGTAGACCATTGTATCAACCTCTCCTTTTGTATTTACATACTTATCAGAGCCTTCCATGGTCATAAACAAACAATTTAATAATTTTTTTAATTCAGTAGTATCACTACCTCGAATAATAAATTGAAATGCAGTCACAGATGAAATAGCTCTGTATTCTGTTTTATAATCCTCATATCGTTTCTCACGAGTATCTTCTAAATACTCGTAATAACTTATAGATCTTTTTGTAACAGAAAATGTATTGTCATATCCCTTCTTAAAAAACTCTACAATGGAGTCGATATTAAGATCATATCCAGAACCCTCAATTACTGCTCTCAAGCTGTATACTTGATCGCTCCAACTGTCGATACTTTTATTAAAGATAACATGATCATTTTTAATCTTTTTATCATTTCTAAAATAGAGACCAGATTCGATAGGGAATGAATCTGAAACGCCATTATCTGTATTGAAAGTATTAGCCAAAAACATATTATTATCTCCTTTATTTTAAAACAAAATATCCAATAGACTCTCACGTCTATTTCACTATTATAGTATATAATTATAAAAAAAATATTTTACAAAAAAAGAAGAGAACTAAGTTCTCTTCTTATATCTTATACTGGGCAACTATAAGCGCGTTGCTCGTAATATGCCCTGTCGATGCTGAAGTTTTCAACTTCAACATCTTCGAAATCTTCTTTCAATTCTGAAAAGTCTATTTTCTTTAAAATATATTTACAAAATTGGTTTATATCGCCTTTAAACTCCTCTATTAGGATTTTATTTATTGATGATCTAGAAATAATTGATTTAGGAACACCATTTTTATAATCGCCTAAATCTTTTTCTACCTCATTAGCCATAAATATAACAGTTTTAATAAATTTTTCAATCTCCTTTCTACTTCCTCTTATTGCCAATGGGGAATTATTTTCTGTTTCATAAGCATATAAAGTTTCGCCATCCTCCACATAGCGATACTCCATATGTGTATCTAAATAGGATACCCAATATTTCTCTTTAATAATATCATTTTCGATAGCATCATTAAAGAATTTTACCACAGAAGCTTTATCAGTAGCAACTTTATTCAAATAATTGGCTACTAAATGAAGTTCATAATCGAACATACATCCGTCGAATATTTCGATGGATTTATTAACTCTTATGAGGTCATCCACCACATCATATTCTTTTTTTAGCAATTCTACTTCACAGATAGATTTAAATTTTAACATTGTTATTTCCTCCTATTAATTAAACCAATAGACTCCCACATCTATTTCACTATTATAGTATATAATCATAAAAAAAATGTTTTACAAAAAAAAGAAGTAAGGAATAGTTCCTTACTTCTTGATTTATTTAAAATACAGGATATCCAAGATCGTCTATAAAATCATGTTTATTAAAAACATATTCTTTTGTTTTAGTAAGAACCACATCTGAATTTCTATATAATCCTAATCCTCTCCAGACATGCCATTTACTTAGCATATTGGAAATAATAGATAGGTTTTTAGATTCGTAAATATTGTTATTAGTTAGATCAATCTCTAGATATCTAGCTATATTTATTATAGATCTAAAATCTAAGTCTTTAATCTCAGTAGTTAGTGATTCGCATAATGAACCTTTGAACTTCTCATTATCTTTTGTAACAGTATTGAATAGAATAAGTTTTAATCTAATATATGGGTCAAGCTTACATAATTCAGCCTTTAGCGCCTTATCCTGTCTCATTATTTCTTCCAATCCAACAATAAAATCTTCAGTATACTCACAATAGTTATTATACTTATTATTTTCTATTATAGCTTCAAACATAAGTTTTACCTCCAATTAACTCATAAAATAAAATGGATCAGTATCCAAACTATCATAATATGGATACTCACCATTAGTATAATCTCTTATATTCTCTTTCATTCGTGTGTATTGAATACTGAGCTTATCCCATACACGCCACAATCCTAATATATTGGATAATACATTTAGGTTAGTAGTAACAGTACCATCCATAGATTTATATTCAGCCTTTTCATCTATTCCTAGATAATTAGCTAATTTAATAAGAGATTCGATATCCATATAATTAGTTTGGATTTTGAATGTATGACTTAATATCAAATTATCTAAAGGATTATCCTTGATGCTTGAAAATAAAATAAATTTTATCTTACCAAAAGAATCATATTTATCCCAAGATCTTTTAAAATTTTTATTTTTCTTATACAAAGTCTCTATATGCTCTACCAATTCATCTATTGAATTAATAAAGCCCATGTAGCCAGATTCTGCATCTTTTATTATAGCCGAAAACATTATTCTTCCTCCTCATCCATAACGTTTAATAATAAAGCATTTTGATATGCTTTTTCTATTAGGACACCTTCTAATTCTGGATGTAGATCGATTATGGTATCGGCCTCATACATCCTATAGATCTCATTAATTATCTTAGCTTCTTCAATTCCATAAAGTTGACAAATAATAAATTTAAAGTCAGAAAATTCTATAGGCATTAAATCATCGTCATAAATAGCAAATTTCATTTTTGAAATTATACTTCCTTTACATTTAGTACGATCAAATCCTATTTCTTTACCATAATACGGAATAGAAATAAGATTTGCCATAAGAATTGTTAATTTGGTAATCCTAATATATATTGAATCCATTTCATTTGGTAGCATCTTTGGATATATTTTAGATATAATTTCTTTTAACTCTTCTATTGAATTTATTTCTTTTGAACAGATATCTTTTTTATCTTCATCATAATAAGCCACTTTAAACATAATATAACCTCCTAATATTTACACACAACAAAAAAGAAGAGGAAATTAATCCTCTTCTTATTTTAGTAATTGATGGATAACCACTGCTAATACTGCAATGATAATCATAGCCTTCATACTCATTTCAACACCCCATTTTTAATCAATTCATAAATTATTACGATAATAGCAGTCACAACAGTTGCTACTATCGAGAATTTATCACTCATTAAATTTCCTCTCTGTAATTAGGAACGAATTTCTTTATGTTTGTTTCATCTAATTTACCACTATCTAACAATTGGAATGAAATATCCATTGCATAGATATAATAGAGAGTATCTTCAACTCCATCTATATACATCCATTCTCCATCATCTCCAACCCTAACCCATAAATTATTATATTTTGGGTGGTATTGGAAATATGCTATCTTATTTGTATTATATTCATTTACAGCTACAGCATCATAATATCCTGAATAGATATTATCATATGCATAAGATGTATTTGGAATTAATAAGATTCCAAATAAGAATAGAATAGATAGTATTATAGATTTAAAATTCATAAGATACTCTCCTTAATCGATCAAAATTAATATCGTTGAGTCATCATTTGATAAGTTCCATGATCTAAAATGTGACTATTATTGTTACGCATTACATCTACAATATATTT